AGATGTATGGATATAATTATGTTATAATTACCCCAAATGAATTTGTGATACCACCAAGAGATTATGATACTATTCAAACAAATCGCATATCGTAATTTTCTTTCTTCTGGAAATCAACCAACAGAAATAAAATTTACAGATACGCAAACTACATTAATTGTCGGTGCTAATGGTTCAGGAAAGAGCACTATGCTTGATGCTCTTTGTTTTGGATTATTTAATAAAGCATTTCGTAAAATTAATAAATCTCAATTAATCAATTCAACCAACGAAAAGGAATGTTTGGTTGAGATTGATTTTAGTATTGGAACAAAAGAATATAAAGTTAAAAGAGGAATTAAACCAAATATTTTTGAGATTTGGATTGATGGTGTTTTGCAAAATCAAGCAGCAGCATCTACAGACCAACAAAAACAATTAGAAGATGCTATTCTAAAATTGAACTATAAGTCATTTACTCAGATTGTAATTTTGGGTAGTGCTTCGTTTGTACCTTTTATGCAGTTGTCTACGGCAAATCGTAGAGAAGTTGTGGAAGATTTATTGGATATTAAAATCTTTTCTGCAATGAATGCAGTAATTAAAGATAGAATTAAAAATACAAATGATAAAATTAAAGAACTTTCTTTGAAGCAATCGATGACCGAGGAAAAGGTCGAGATGCAAAAAGAGTTTATTGAGAGTATTGAAAAAAGTGGTAAAGAAAATATAGAAAAGAAAAAAGATAAAATCACTTCTATTGCCACTTATATTGACCAATTAACAGCAGAGAACGTACAGAAGTTGGAGGAAGTATCAAATACTCTTCAACCCCAATTAGAGAACCTTTTGGACGCATCTAAGAAACTGAAACAACTTTCCAATTTAAAGGGTAAGATTTCTGAGAAAGTATCAAGTATTACAGAGCAGCATAAATTTTTTATTAATAATTCGGTATGCCCTACTTGCACACAAACTATTGAGGATGAATTTCGATTAAATAAAGTAAGTGAAGCTGAATCCAAGGCAAAAGAACTTCAGCAAGGTTATAATGAACTAAAAGATGCAATTCAACAGGAGGAAAAAAGAGAAAGTGAATTTAATGTCGTTTCAAAAGAGATTAGTTCGTTAAACAATGAAATTTCTAACAACAATGTTAAAATTTCCCAACTTAATAAACAATCAAAAGACTTGGAACAGGAAATTCAAGACATTACCAATAAAATTAAAAATAGAAATGTTGAACGAAAAGTATTAATAGGATTGGAAGAAACTTTGGATTTAATCCAAACGGAGAAAGCAAGGAATAAGGAAGATATTTCTTATTTTGATTTCGCACATTCTTTGATGAAAGACGGTGGAATTAAAGGTAAAATCATTAAAAAATATCTTCCTCTTATGAATCAGCAGATTAATAAGTATCTGCAAATGATGGACTTTTATATCAATTTTACTCTTGATGAAGAATTTAATGAAAAAATTAAATCTCCTATTCATGAAGATTTTACATATGAAAGTTTTAGTGAGGGAGAAAAAATGAGAATCAATCTTGCAATTTTGTTTACTTGGAGAGAAATTGCAAGAATGAAAAATTCAGTCAATACCAATCTTCTTATTTTGGATGAAGTGTTTGATAGTTCTTTGGATTTTATGGGAACAGACTATTTTACAAAAATTATTAAGTATGTTATAAAAGATACTAATATATTTGTAATTTCGCATAAGACAGACGAATTGATTGATAAATTTGACAAAGTTATAAAGTTTGATAAAATTAAAGGATTTAGTAAGGTAGTATTATGATTGGAATTGTGGGTAATGGATTTGTTGGAAATGCAGTTTATCAAAATTTAAGAGATAAGATAACTTGTAAAGTTTTTGATGTTGATAAAAATAAATCATTTAACACATTAAATGAAGTATTGGAACAAACATTTATTTTTGTTTGTTTACCGACTCCAATGAAATCGACAGGAGAATGTGACCTTTCAATTTTAAATAGTTTTTTTGAAAATTTGCCAAAAGTTGTTGATGGTATCTTTGTTATTAAATCGACGGTTCCAATTGGAACAACTAAAAAGTATTCTAAAAAATATAAAGTAATTCATAATCCAGAATTTTTAACTGCTAGAAATGCTGTTGAAGATTTTAGAAATTCTGAAAGAAATGTTGTTGGTGGAGATAAAAATCTTTGTCATCAGTTTGCAAATTTCTTTAAAACTATATTTCCAGAAATTCCAAGTGTTATAACTAGTTCCGATGAAAGTGAAGCAATTAAATATTTTGCAAATAGTTTTCTTGCTTGTAAAGTAGCATACTTCAATAAAATGTATGACCTATGTGAAGCAGTAGGTATGAACTATAATATTGTTTGCGATGGTGTTACCTCTGATAGTCGAATTGGAAAATCTCATACACAAGTTCCTGGTATTGATAATGATCGTGGATTTGGAGGAACCTGCTTTCCCAAAGATTTGAATTCTCTGATAGTTCAGATGGAAACGCATGGGGTGGATGCAGATATGCTAAAATCAGTTTGGTCTTATAATCAAAAAGTTCGAACAATCATGGATTGGTCCGTTACTTAAAATGATTGACTAACCTTTGGAACTTTGGTATGATTGATTGAGGTAAATGTGCCTTTTATGACTTACTCTGAATTTACTATTACTATGCCTGACACAAATGCTAATGGTTTTTGGAAATACAATGAAGATAAAATCCTGAAACAACTTGAAGAATATATTGCTGGTACTTATGGTCAACACTATGTTGATAGAACTGGTGGTGGAACAGAACAAACACTTGATAAGATTAAACACAATCGTCGTGAAGGATTTTGTGCTGGTAACATAACCAAGTATACTGACCGTTATGATACCAAAGGAACGCCACGAGCAGACTTGTTTAAAGTTTTGCACTATACTATTCTTTTGATTAATCATCTAAATCTCGTTGAAAACAAGTGAAATTAAAACCTCAAACTATGAAACTTTCTGAGTCTACTATTACCATTCTAAAAAACTTTGCTTCAATCAATCAATCTATTTTGGTTAAGGAAGGTTCTAAACTTCGCACTATTTCTGTGATGAAAAATATTCTTGCTGAAGCAGAAATCAAAGAAGAATTCGCAAAAGATTTTGCGATTTATGACCTCAATCAATTTCTAAATGGATTGGGACTACATCAAGACCCAGACCTTGATTTTGAAAATGATTCACACGTAATTATTCGTGAAGGAAAACGTCGTGTGAAGTATTTCTTTGCTGACCCAGAAGTGATTGTATCACCACCAGAAAAAGAAATTTCACTTCCTTCTAGTGATGTTTGCTTTCAACTAGAACACTCGCAACTCGATAAACTCATTAAAGCAGCAGCAGTTTATCAACTTCCAGACCTTTCTGCTGTTGGTGAAGCAGGTGTGATTCGTTTGGTTGTTCGTGATAAGAAGAATGATACTTCTAATGAATACTCTATTGTGGTTGGTGAGACAGATAAAGAGTTTACTTTCAACTTTAAGGTTGAGAACATTAAAATTATTCCTGGTTCTTATGACGTGGTTGTGTCAGAAAAACTTCTGTCCAAGTTCACGAACGAACGTTATAATTTGACCTATTATATTGCTTTGGAACCAGACTCCAATTTTTCTTGATTTTTTATTTTATATTATGAATATTTTTGTGACTGATGAGTGTCCTGTGCTTTCTGCTGTGTCACTCCCAGACAAGCATATTGTAAAAATGCCTCTAGAAACTTGCCAAATGATTTCCGTCATCTACTCCAAGTGGTATCATAATTGGGGTACTATTCCTAAAAAGGATGGAACCCCTTATAGTACTGAAAAGGGAGCATTCCGAAATCATCCTTGCACTGTTTGGGCAGCAGAGAGTTATGAAAACCTTGCCTGGTTAATTCGGCATGGTTATGCTCTCTGTAATGAGTATCGGCATCGTTATGGTAAAGTGCATTCTTGCTTTGATAGTCTTCAAGAAGCAGAAGTTATCTTTCTTTATAACTCACAAGAAAGTCTTCAAATTTATAAGAATGTAAAATCTTTTACTCGTGCTATGCCTGATGAATATAAATTTGATGCTAGTATTGATACTCCAACAGCATATCAAAAATATATTGCATCTAAACCTTGGGTAAAGGACAATTACCTAAAACTTCCTAATAGAATGCCAAATTGGATTTATGAATATGCGTGATGATTTTATTTGGGTCGAGAAATATCGACCAAAGACTATTGAAGATTGTATTCTTCCAGAAAATATTAAGAAAACATTTAGTGATTTTCTTAATAAGGGTGAAATTCCAAATTTGCTTCTTGCTGGTCCTCCTGGAGTAGGAAAGACTACAGTAGCAAAGGCATTATGTAATGAGTTAGGAGTAGATTATTATGTCATTAACGGATCTGACGAAGGACGATTTTTGGACACGGTACGGAACCAAGCAAAGAACTTTGCTTCGACCGTTTCACTTCAAGGAACTGGTAAACATAAAGTCATCATTATTGATGAAGCAGATAACACAGGAAACGACGTACAACTCCTTCTACGGGCTAATATTGAGACGTTTTATAACAACTGTAGATTCATTTTCACCTGCAACTATAAAAACAAAATCATCGAACCTCTCCATTCCAGATGTGCAGTTGTTGAGTTCAGTATCAAAGGAAAAGAAAAAGCCCAGTTGGCAGGATCCTTCTTCAAGCGTCTTCAAAAAATCTTGGATGAAGAAAGTATTAAATATGATCCAAAAGTCCTTGCGGAATTAATCAATAAGCACTTTCCTGATTGGAGGAGAGTTCTAAATGAGTGCCAAAGGTACTCTGTTAGTGGTGAAATAGATAGTGGTATTCTTGCGTCTTTTTCTGATGTTGCTGTAAATGACCTTATTACTCATCTCAAAAGTAAAAACTTTTCTGAAGTCCGAAAGTGGGTGGTCTCCAACTTGGATAACGACCCTGGTGTCGTTCTTCGCAGGGTTTATGACGCCTGTTATGATTGCCTTTCACCCCAATCTATCCCTGCTGCCGTTCTTATTGTTGCTAAGTACCAATACCAATGTGCGTTCGTGGCTGACCAAGAAATTAACCTCTTAGCAGCATTAACTGAAATTATGTGTGAGTGTTCTTTCAAATGAAAATTGTATTTCAAGATGAAGAACGTTTTAATGATGACCCAGATGCTTGTATTTTTAAAAGATATGGGCAACCGCATTGGTATATTAAAATTCTTAAAAAACCTGGATGGAAACAAAGAGTTCTTAAATCTTTGAACACTTCATATAAAGAAGAAGCAATTAAACAAGCCAAAATTAAATATCAAGAATTAATTGGTACAAATCAAGTTCTTCAAAATTGTTTATTTAATTCCGAAGATATTAAAATTGCAACTTTGAGGAAGGGTCTTGGTAGACTATGTGAAGATAAATTTAAAAATTTAATGATGGTTAAGGGATATCAAGTTTCTAAACCAGTTGAAGATATTTGGGGATTTGATTTTTTGGTCTCCAAAGATGGTAAATTGTGGGATAGAGTACAAGTAAAATCAACATCACAAACTAATAAAATGACTTTTCATCTTGTTACTAATCATAGAGATAAAATTCATTATAAGCAAATAGTAGATTATATGACCTTTATTAGTATTGTGGATGATAAAGTTTGGATGATTCCTGTTGAAAATCTTCCAGATAAAACTGGAATATCATTAACTGAATTAAAAAGAGATTATGAAAAATTTATAGTTGATTATCTTGGAGTGTAGTTTTAAATGAAACCTGAAACAAGAGAAGCAATGGAAATGCTTTTTGCTGCTAAGTGGAACCTTCCAAAAGCAGCACAGTATTGTAATCTTACACACAAAGAATGTAAGATTGTGTTTAATGAGTATTGTAATTTTCATCCAACAACTTATAAGAATGAAGATTGAATTGAAGGATTGGTTGAATTCAATCAATCAAACTAAAAAGAATATTATGGATGAAGACTCTTCTTCCATAAAGGAATATTCTCCTTACATTATTAATAGATGTTTATCGGGACATATTGATTGTTTGATGTATGCAAATGAGATGAATAAGTTCTCCTCATTGGATAAAAAACTTCAATATGATTTTTTTATAAATATTATCAGGAAAAAGAAGAGATTCTCTCCTTGGTTAAAACAAGAAAAAATCAAAGATCTTGAAGTAGTTAAATCTTACTATGGTTATAGTAATGAGAAAGCAAAACAAACTTTGAATATTCTAACAAAAGAACAACTCGATTTTATAAAATCAAAACTTGAAACTGGAGGAACAAAATGAGTGTTGTTAATGAACCTATTGTGATTTGGACACCAGACCAAATGGTCGAAGTGATTTTGAATGAACCTGATGATTTCTTGAAGGTTCGTGAAACACTCACTCGTATTGGGGTCGCATCACGCAAAGAAAAAAAGATTTACCAATCTTGTCATATTCTTCACAAGCAAGGTAAATATTATCTCGTACACTTTAAGGAATTGTTTGCTCTTGATGGCAAACACGCAAATCTTACGGTAAATGATGTACAACGTCGTAATCGTATTATTCAACTTCTTGCTGATTGGGGATTGATTACAATTGTCAAACCAGAAAAGATTACTGATATTGCCCCTTTAAATCAAATCAAAGTTCTTGCTTATAAGGATAAGGGAGATTGGGTTTTAGAGACTAAGTATAATATTGGTGCTAAGAAAAAACGCACTGAAGAGGAAACCGAATAAAAAAGTGGGGAGAACATCACTCCCCTTTTTTTATGTTATGAATATATAATAATGATGTTGCCTTCGGGGACATTATTAACTTACAGACGCTTTAGGAGGTCTATTATGTTTGGAACAGGAGCAAGTTCAATTACTTATTCAGTACCAGAAACTGCTAAGTATCTATTAGAAATTCAAAAAAATAGTATTGGAATGGATGAGTGGTTTAAAAGGTTTGATACTGCGTTTGAGACGCATACTAACTATCCACCATACAATCTAGTCAAAGAAAGTAGTGTTGATTTTAGATTAGAAATCGCACTTGCTGGATATAAACGAGAAGATATTGAAGTTACTACAGAATGGAATAAACTCTTTGTAGAAGCAAAGAAAACTGGTGATGTTGATGATGAATATCTACATCAGGGATTAGCAAAGAGAGCATTTACTCGTACCTGGACTTTATCTGATGATGTGGTTGTTGGAGATATATCTTATGTTGATGGATTACTTACCATTAAACTAAATAGAGTTATTCCAGAGCATCAGAAGAAGAAGGTATATGAAATCGTATCAAGAGTTCATGAAAATAATTCAGGAAGTGAAGGGTGATTTTGGAACTCAACCATATCACCCAAAAGAAAAATGTTATGGGAATACAGTCTTTTATAAAAGAATAAAGAAAAGAGTGTGTTCTAAAGGAACTGATACTGGTTCTGGTGGAGCAAGTGGTGACTCTGGTGGGGACTAAATATAATTGAATATCGTCGCCGCAGGGGAGCAACTGGCAAAATCCAGTTGACGCTCCCCCATTTTTTTGGTAAAATTACAATAGGTATGTGACTAAAATGGCAGTAAAACTCGCATTATTAAAATCTGGTGAAGATGTAATTGCAGATATTAGAGAAGCAATTTCAGAAGAAACAAATAGGATTGTTTCTTTTATCTTTTCTAATCCCTACGTTGTTAAACTGACTCAACCACAAGTTTTGATGGAAGAATCAGAACAAACAGAAAATAGAGCATACAATATTTCAGTATATCCTTGGATGCCTTTGTCTGATGATACTGATATTGCAATCAATCCAGACTGGGTGGTTACAATTGTAGAACCAGCAGCAACTTTAAAAAAATCTTATGAGGAGAGAATGAATGGAAGAGGAAGAAGTACAAAGAACGATTCAGGTTCTAGTATTAATGAATCAGTTGAATTTAATAACTGAAATTGAAGAAGTATTGGTTGATTTTGGAGAACCAAATTGTAAACTAGTAAAACCATATTTGATTTCTGATGATGGAAATCTTTCTCCTTGGTTGAAAGGAATTACAAATGATGAAGAGATTATGATGAGTTCTGACAAGATTTTAACTCTTGTTGAACCAAATGGAAAATTACTTGATGAATACACTGAACTTGTAAAATGAGATTTTATACCAACGTCTATGAAAAATTTAATAAAATGTTGGTTCGTGGATATGAAGATGGTAGGTATTTTCAAACAGAAGAAGAGTTTCAACCAACTCTTTATGTCACTTCTAAAAAACAAAGTAAATATAAAACTCTTGATGGGTTGAGTGTTGAACCAATTCAACCTGGAAAGATTTCTGATTGTAAGGAATTTTTAAAGAAGTATGAGAATGTAGAAGGATTTACTGTTTATGGTAATGATAATTACAAAGCACAATATATTTCTGAAACCTATCCAGAAGATGAAATTAAGTTTGATATTAAAAAAATTCGTCTTTTAACAATTGACATTGAGGTTGCATCTGAAAACGGATTTCCAAATGTATTTGATTGTGCGGAAGAACTTTTAGCAATCACACTACAAAACTACGCAACAAAAAACATTATTTGTTTTGCTTCTCGTCCTTATGTGAATACTCGTAAGGATGTTGTGTACGTTGAGTGTAGAGATGAAATTGATTTAATTCAACACTTTCTCGCATTTTGGGAAAAAGAAACTCCTGATGTAATTACAGGTTGGAACTGTGAGTTGTATGATATTCCTTATATTGCTGGAAGAATTGATAGAATTCTCGGTGAAAAAGAAGCACGTCGTCTTTCTCCTTGGGGAAATATTCGTAGACGAGAACTTGTAATTAAAGGAAGAGAGCAAATCTCTTATGAGGTTTCTGGAATTTCAATTATTGATTATCTCGACCTTTATAAAAAGTTTACTTATAAGGCACAAGAATCTTATCGTCTAGACCATATTGCAAATGTGGAACTAGGTCAAAAGAAATTGGACCACTCTGAATTCGAGACTTTTAAAGATTTTTACACAAAAGATTGGCAAAAGTTTATTGATTATAATATTCGAGATGTGGAACTTGTAGACCAATTGGAAGATAAGATGAAACTTATCGAACTATGTTTTACGATGGCATATGATGCTAAGGTTAATTTTAACGATGTGTTTTTTCAAGTAAGAACTTGGGACGCAATCATTTATAACTATTTGAAGAAGAGGAATATTGTTATTCCTCCTAAAGACCGTTCAGAAAAAAGTGATAAATTTGCGGGGGCATATGTTAAGGAACCGATTCCTGGGAAGTATGATTGGGTTGTATCTTTTGACCTTAACTCTCTTTACCCTCACCTCATTATGCAATACAACATTTCTCCAGAAACACTCTTGGAAGAAAGACATCCCAGCGCAACTGTTGAAAGGATATTGACTCGAAAAGTTGAATTTGGTGATTATAAAGATTATGCGATATGCCCGAATGGTGCAATGTATCGTAAAGACGTTCGTGGTTTTCTTCCAGAACTAATGGAGAAAATGTATAACGACCGTGTAATCTTTAAGAAAAAGATGTTGGTTGCGAAACAGCAATATGAAAAGACTAAGACAAAAGAATTAGAAAAAGAAATTGCAAGATGCAATAATATCCAAATGGCAAAAAAGATTTCTCTTAATAGTGCTTATGGTGCTATTGGAAATCAATATTTTAGGTATTATAAACTAGCAAATGCCGAAGCAATCACAATGTCAGGACAAGTTTCCATTCGTTGGATTGAAAGTAAAATGAATTCTTATTTAAATAAAATTCTTAAAACAAATGATGTTGACTATGTTATTGCTTCAGATACTGATTCCATCTATCTTAATATGGGTCCTTTTGTCGAGACTGTATACAAAGGAAGAGAAAAAACTACTGAGGAAGTTGTTGGGTTCCTTGATAAGGTCTGTTCGATGGAATTTGAAAAATATATTGAGAGTTCTTACCAAGAACTGGCGGACTATGTGAATGCATACGACCAAAAGATGCAAATGAAACGGGAAAATATTGCCGACCGTGGAATCTGGACTGCCAAGAAACGATATATTCTTAATGTTTGGGATAGTGAAGGTGTTCGTTATGATGAACCTAAATTAAAGATTATGGGACTGGAAGCAGTCAAATCTTCTACTCCTGCTCCTTGTCGTCAAAAGATTAAGGATGCTCTTAAAATTGTGATGACTAAAACAGAAGACGAAATGATTTCTTTTATAGATAATTTCCGTAAAGCATTTAATAAACTTCCTCCAGAAGAAATTTCATTTCCACGTTCAATTAATGACGTAGATAAACATAAATCTTCATCAACTCTTTATAGTAAAGGAACTCCAATTCATGCAAGAGGGGCACTTCTTTATAATCATCTAATTAAAGAAAAGAAGTTAGATAAGAAGTATGCAAAAATTCAAAATGGTGAGAAGATTAAATTTTGTTATTTGAAACTTCCAAATCCAATTCACGAAAACGTAATTTCTTATATTCAAGAATTTCCAAAAGAATTTGGACTAGACAAATACATTGATTATGACCTACAATTCAGTAAAGCATTTTTGGAACCGATGAAAGTTATTCTTGATGCAATTAATTGGAGAGTAGAAAAAACTGTAAACTTAGAATCATTTTTTAACTAATGGACTTTTTAAAAGATATTGTAAAAGAAATCGGTGGAGAATACACACAACTAGCATCGGACATTGACGAGACAGAGACTTATGTTGATACGGGTTCATACATTTTTAATGCACTGGTTTCAGGTAGTGTATTTGGTGGTGTATCTGGGAATAAAATTACTGCTATTGCTGGAGAGTCTTCTACTGGAAAGACTTTTTTCTCTCTCGCCGTGGTTAAGA